TGAACGTGAGCCATAGATACGGCACAATGGTCATGCTTTTGTGCCAAGTCTACATGTATAAAGTATTCCTTGTCAGGGTCTGGTGCGAACCAATTTTCAAATCTACCAAATTGATCTACGGCTAATGCCATATTATTAAAAGCTTTTTCTATTTTTTCTCTTGACTTAAAGAATGCATCAATCGCTTCTGGTGGCATGCAAGCAAAACGACCAAGAGCATCTGGCATATTTTTATAAAACTCAACCTTAAAGTTTTCTATAGTTTTTGTGGGGTTGATTTCCCACGTAGGTCTTTTCAAAGCATAAACTTTAGGAATTGTATAAGAGACAATATGATCTTCTTCCCATTCCACCGTTACTTCGTTTCCTGAAGTTCCGTCTGGAAGGTTATCGTCCATCTTTAAAGTTTTGCTTCTTACTACCGTTTCCTTTTCAGCAATTACAGAATCGTAAAACTTTTGTATTGGATCATTTTTAAATCGTGGGAATGAAAGCAATATTACCTTGCCATAGTCTGGAAAACGGGAAACAACTGAACCACGATACATGTCGTAGATAGCGTCTGCTGTTTTTGCTTGGTCGTGTCCTGTAGTATTCTCTGTTGCAAAGCCCGATATTTCGTCTAGGATAACAGCAATTACGTTATAGCCTTCCCATGCTTCACGTTCTGAGTGACCTGAATGTACGGTTATTGCTTTATTAAATTTCATTTCAGAAGCTTTTGCTTCATACTTACCTATAAACCAAGGAGATCTATCTATTCTAGTTTTAAATCCTTTAAAGAAAACGTTATTAGCCTGCTGTGCGTTAATAGCAATATTTAGAATATCTATGGAATCCCCAGGCGGCTTTCCATAATATGTTGCTGGATCTTTGAGGCAAAGAAGCAAGTAAACCATATAGGATACAGCAATAGTGGAGCAATAATCTTTTCCACTGCCCTTGCCTAATTGTGCAATTACTTCGTTACAAGTTTGTTTAAATCTACGACGACCCTCATCTTCTCCAAATAATTTGATAAGAGTTGATTCTTTGTATATCTGTGAACTTTTTTCTATAAGTGTATATTGGTATTCAGAAAGTGGTGGAAGTCCAAGATAATCTGGGCTAGTAACAAATGTTCGTAAGTCTACTGGCCTTTCATCAAATTCCTCGCCATCTAGGATATCGATGAGATCATTAAAATTAAGATCCACTAGCTTCCTCTGCATCAATTACAACTGGCTCAACTATGCCAGTTATTTGTGAAAGGCGTTTTGCAACTTCCATTTTACATTTCGGACATGTAGCAGTAACTTCTTTTAATATTTTGACAAGAACATCTTGCTTTCGTTCTGTCTCTGCAATTTGTGATGCGAGTTCTTGATTATCCAATAAACCAACTTCTTGCAACATGCCAATTCTTTTACCTTCAATATCTGCAATTAACTTTAATGCCGTCGCTTTTATATTTAGTTGGCCAGCTTGGTCTGCATCTTCTACGGTCTTCCAAGCCTCTTTAATAAGCATGGCGTAGTGTTGGTCTGCTCCAGATATGGCTTCCTTTGCCCTGTCACGGGCTCCAGAATCGCTTCTAACGACCTCTTTCCATTCATCTATGTACTCTAAGACCTCTGCACGTTTGAAGCCTGTTATAGAGGCAATCTGGGTTGGGTTGTTTCCTTTTAGTAGTTCTTCGACTACCTTATTCATGCGATCAAAATGATCAGCTAATTCAATGTCCATATATAATTATTATACTCTTAGTCGACTAAAATATCAACTGGATTTAGCTATTTTAAGCAGAATCAAATATCCAATCAAATCGTCAATATCATTATCTCCTGGATAATCTGAACCTTTCATTAATCTACTTAATTTGTCATCTATTCTTACATATAATTGTTCTCTCGGTTCCGCCTTTGAAAATATACGAACTGGTGATAGGGCGGAATCGCCATAAGATATATTCTTATCTATTAACATCTTGGCAATTTCATGGCAGGTATCCCAAATTTTTCTACCTGATGGTGCGCCTATAGAATGTAAATATAGGTCTTGACATTCAAATCTAATTGAATCTGGAAATACAGGTTTTAACATTATAATACGTACCAATCATCCCATTTAGATATATCTTCATATATCCGCCTATAGCCTTTGCCTGTAAGCAAATCATATATCTTTTCTCTTTGGTCAGTATAATTATGTTCTACTGTAATTAAACTAAACATTCTTGAGAAGTCGTAAGCATGAAGTATATCATATTCACTACCCTCCGTGTCAATAGATAAATATCCTATTTCGCTTGGGGCATTATATTTATCAAGCATATCCTTTAATGAAATAGTTTTAACTTTATATACTCTTCCACCTGCTCTTGCCCCCGCCCAACTATCATTTTGAGAATAATAAGTTATAGAAGATAATCCATTTCCAGCATCTGTAAAGTCTATTTCTAAATTAGACTCAGTAAATACACAACTAGTTTCTATGTTACAAGATCTATTTTCAAATAAAGCTTTATGACAATCAACTGATGGTTCTGCGACTATGCCATCCCAACCATATTCTTTTTCAAGAATATATGTATTGCTGTTTGTTATTCCGTCATCTGCGCCAAACTCTACAAAATAATTTGGTTCAGAGCCTAGAACTTCTAAGGCCAATGTGTCTTGTCCATTTTGTGCTATCATCGGCTCTTCTTTGCTAATGGCTCTTGAATCCACTGCACATAACCGTCATGCCAGTTTTGACTTCCGTATAAATGGTGTACGGCGGTATGATGAAAAATTCTCCAATTTTCTCCGCCGTAGCAATAAAACTTTTTATTTTTTACTGATGAATATTCGTTATATTCCATTGAAGAATCAATAAGTCGTGCATGCCTACAGCGTCCATCAGTACTTTGCTCATCACACTTATGCTTGCTCTCTTCTATCTCAAGCCCATTCAATATACCACTAGTCCATACGCCAGGTCCAGTATAGTAATGCACAAAATGTGGAATTTCGTAATTAGGTTCTTTATTTCTTTCTACTATCAAGTCTATAACAGACTTAATAATACTATTTTCTTTTGATGCCGCAAATGTCCATTGACAGAAATGTAAGTCATGTTCTGGGCAAACAATCATGTCATATTCTGGTTTCAACCAAGAATCTATTGGCTGTTTGCAAAGTGTATCTAAATCTGCATATATGCCGCCATACGCATATACAATTAAATATCTCCATAGATCGCCACGCATTACGCCAATTGGAAATGACATGAATAAATTATACATATCATCTCCATAAAAATCTTTTACAAACTCTGCTGCCTGACTATCATCCATATATCGATACTCATAGTCTGGATTTAATTCTTTCCAAGTTTGTGATGCATCTTTCATATACTGTGGCAATGAGTCATATGGATCCTTATATGTTTGCCAGATTGTTTTAGGAATCATTTAATTAATCCATTATCTTTTAAGGCACGATAAATAGTCATTGTTGTTACATTACACTCTTTGGCTATTTCTTCCATAGTTTTCTTCTGAACTATATAGCGGCGGTATAACCAGTCTTTACTCTTATATAATTTCATCGCTCCGTAAGTACCGTGTTTGAATAATGAGCAATTCCGAATGCATCTGCTACATCAAAATCATCTAAAGATAAGTCATACTTTTTATTAAAATAATCTACAGTTCTTTGCTTTCTTATTTGCCGCATCTTATTTTCGGCATCAGGGGATCTGACAAGGACTGCACCCTCTACTGCTATATAGTCTGATTTTAATTCGTCAAGCATAGCATGTACTTTAACTTTAGCATCGTAAATTTTTTCGTATATATCTGCTCCAGCAAATTCTACTTTGCCCCATTTTAGAGGCTTGTTATTTTCCATAAGACAAAAAGCAACTGAATTTGTTGAAGCATCTATGCCAAGAACTCTATTGGCTTTGGTCTTAATTAGTTCACCCAATTTCATCTATCATCCTTAATAGTTTATTTTTTTGATTTATATCTATCTTTTTCTGGCAACCAGCACATATGTTTGATTCATTGTATCTACTTAGCCTTGCATTACATTTTCTGCATGCTCTTTTTGCACCGCTTCTAATTGCTTTCTTTTCATAATACTTTTCCATGATCCTACGATTAGTTGCGATACGGCAACATTCATCTGAGCAATACTTTTGATTATGTGTTTTTGCTTCAAAATCTTTTGCACATTCTTTATTGGCGCAGATCATTATTTCTGTACCTCGTATGGCTCAATTTGTACTTCCCCAGTCGGACCAGACCAACATTCTTTTTTAATAGGGCAACCCTTGCAGGCATAACTTGTTTTAATAAATGGTCTTATTGGCAGCCCCCCGTCTTTAAAATTATCATAAACTTCACATAGCCAAACAAATAAATTATCTATAATTTCTTTATTCTTATCATTCATCTGGATAGGTATGAGAAGGATCTCTTGAGTGTTCTTATTTTCATATAAGAAAAAAGCTTCCCTTACATTTCTTAACTTCATATATGTAAGCAACTGAAGCATATGGTTTGCTGATGGGGACATTTCTGCCTGCCTTGTGTCCCAAACCTCTTGCTTAGCCGTCTTAATTTCTCCAAGAACTTCTTCGTCGTCCCAATTAATTACAAGATCTATGAACCCACGAATCGGAGGGTATTCATTTTTAATCTCTATTTCAGTCTGTACTGATTTTATTGGGGCTCCCATTTTTTCAATTAGGCCTTGTAGTCTTTCATGAGCCTGAGTTCCTTGAGCCATGTTTGCAACTGCTTTTGAGTCGTTGTTATCTACAAAGGTTGCTCCACTAAATGCCATATACCAATAACGTGGGCAGTTTCCATTACCATATCCAAAACTGCTTGGACTAAATGTATATTTAGTCATTTCTCCATCTGCACGTTTTGTAGCAAGATAGGCTTCATCAAGCATCTTAGCAAATTCTTTTGGATCAAATTTACCTTCGTACTTTTTAAACTTTAAATTTTTTACTATGTCTCTAGCCATTATAACGAACAACATACTTGAGGGCATCCACAAGTTTGTCTATCGACTCCTTCGCTGAATAATAAATATTCTTTTTGTTGTTGTTTACTGTGCCAGCCTTATCCTTAGCAATTGTTGAATATACTGAAGCAAGCATGGAAAACTTCGTAGACATTGCCTGTAGCTCAATAATGAGATGTGGTGCTTTTGCTGCTGGAACATCTGGGTTAAGTAGAAGCTTTACCACTATGGCAAGCGCCTTATCAAGCTGTTCATCTTTCATGTATTCATGTAAGTCATTAAACTCTGTTATGTCATTAATTAATTCAAGAGTATTTTTTTCTGTCATGCCAACACCTTTGTAACTATGGCATACCCGATCCAGAGACCAACAATTCCCATAAGGCCAGCAAATACAGGAGGGGCTGGGATAGGAAGCTTGAATGCGCTGAATACTCCTCCCACAACTGCTCCTACTAATGTTGTCATAAATATGTCTCTCATTCGTGCCACTTTTCTACTAACTGTTCCAGTAATGACCATTCAATTACCGCTAATCTTGTTTTGCTGTTGTCTTCGCCAATAACTAATTTTAGTACTGGGTAGTACGCTCTGCTTACTTTAAATGTGTCTGTGCATACTTTAGCCCACATTTCTTTTGATACTGTAACTGACTTTCCTGTTTCTTTATAATCTACAACAAAGCCATTCCATATTGCATCACCTTTTAGATAATCGCCTCTGCCGCTATTCTTTTGCTGCTTGGCTCCATCACGTTTTGCTTCTGATCTTTCAGACATTAATTTATCCTATATGAATTTTTATGACCGTCTAGGCATGTCCATGTCATTTCTAAACTTTGTTCATTCCAATAGTAGAACTCTGAATCCTTACTACATTTAGAACACGGTCTAGATTCATCTATCTTACTTAAACCTTGCTCTGGCTCTTTGTTTTGCAAAAACTCATTAAGATTTGGCATCTATACCTTTAACAAGCTTTTCTACTACTTTTGGATTATCACGAAGGAATTGCACGGCTTTTGCTCTACCCTGTAGCCGCTCCCCTTCCACGGTATACCAAGCGCCACCTTTTTCCACGACTCCGCACATTTCGGCAACATCAAGGACTTCTCCTATTCTATCAATACCAACAGTTTCTCCTTGGTAATAAAAATCATACTGACCAGAT